CAAGCTATATAGCCAGTATAGGGCATTCAATAAACTATATTAATATATTTTATCATACAATTCTGATGTTTTCATATATTTAATCAAATTTCAGTAATAATTAGTGTGGCCAAGTTTTTACACAAAATAATTATATACAAAAATCATCAAGAATAACATATAAATTTTGACGTTTATTTGACGTCAAAAAAGAGGGTAACGTAACTGCTACCCTCAATTAATTTAATCTAATTCTGTTAGTCTAAACAATTTACCGTTTCTGAATATCATTTCACAACGATGGTTATTTTCATCGACTAGCGTTGCTTCAAATAAACCTTCTTCAGGAACTTGAATATCCTCTGCGAAATTGTAAGTCTTTCCGTTAAATTCAAATGTCTTTGCCATATTTTTTACTCCATTTTTAATACTGCGCCGCCAATATCAATTTTATAAGCATCAATAATTTTCTTTCGTATTTGCTTAAACTCTTTGCCGTGTCCTTTAAAATGGCACTCGATAGTGGCATGTGCTAACTCGTGATAAATTGTATCTATAGTAATACCATCTTTATGATTATCTGTGCTTAATTCAATTAAACAAAAATCATCATTTGGATAACAATATGTCGTGCCTAATCTCTTTTTGCTTCTACCTGTATATTTGTGGATTAATAAATCAGGTTTAAAAGAATAACCCAATGCCTCGATATTGGCTATTGCTTTTAGAAATATATCAGCATACGGCATCATGTCATCGTCAAGATATAGTGTACTGATTTTATCACCCCCATTAACTATCATCTAATAGTTGACTGTTGCAAACCGTGCAACTCGGAGATATTTTAGATCACCTCTACCATCTCACAACTTTTACTAATGCGGATGCACCTTTAAATTCAGAGCCTTTAAAATGTGCCAGTCCTTCAAAACGTTTATCCTCGTAACCTACTGTTTCGTATATATCACCATTAGTCATTACAGTTACACCAGCCACTATACTATGCGGTTTATCTAAATTGATTTTGTAGACATCTACCTTTTGTTCATTTGTATTAGCAACAACAGCAGTCCTATCTGACTTTTCTGTAGCGGCTTTAGGTAATGCCGGGTCCTCATGTTTGATAGCTTGTTGTGTTTGTTTGGCCGCCTGTTCTACCGTAGGCGCCTGCACATAATATGTGGTTACAGGTTGAGCAGTTTCCATTTTGGAAAGAACTTGTTGTGCTTCATCTTTGGTAATATAAATAGCATTAGCCAATTTTACAGGATCTTTTATTTGTTCCTGTTTTAATAACACAGGCTTTTTAACTTGATATGAATTATATATAGACACCCCTACAATAGCTAAAATAATTAAAATTAGCCCCCCTATGAGGATTTTATGTCGCTTTAGATAAAACAATACCTTAAAAGTCCAAAGTCTCATTATAGGCCCCTTTCTTGCATTTCTTGTGAAAACATTTCTAGTGCTTGTGCTTTTTCTGCATCGAACCGTTCAACAAGATTTTCACGTAACCAATCTGGATTACCTTCATAGTTCCATGGATGCAATTTGCGTTGTTCATAAACACCATTGATTAAATCCCAGTCAAATTTAATGTCATTCACATAGGATAAGTTCCAATCAGGCTCCCAACCCGGAACATATTGCATGGCTTCCTTGAATAAATTAACAACTTCACCGGGGCCATATTGAACGGCCGCAGAAAATACAACATCACGCAATGCTCGGCTATGTTTATTTACATCAAATAATTGATTGGATAATTCGCTACACGCCACATCATAATAAGCATATTTAATGTAGTCGTGCTGCATTTCCATAAAACCGTTAGGATCCACAGTTCCCAGTTCTTGCCATTTGCTAATGAACTCATCTGAATTGATAGGTCCTGCACTTTGAAGGGCTCGTGCATACTCCTTGTAGAACCCTTCTTCTTGGCGCAAGCCCCATCCAAGGAACGCATCCACGCTCCCGCAATTGCTTGCTAACTGATACGCACCATACGAAATACCCCCAAGATCCCCCTCACCTGTAGATACAATAGCTGGGTCTCCATTGCTTTCATATGCCGCACTTAGTTGTCCTAGTTTTTCCATTCTAATCACTCCTTTTCTTTGTCATTGCTTCCACCATTCATATACTGCGAACGCTTAACACCGCCAGTAGCACCAATATAGCCGCCTAATACACCGACTATTACACTTGCCAAATCCTTTTGTTCAAGATAAATAGTCATAATTAAGGCGGCCGCTAATGCAAGCAAGGTGATAGTGTCCTCATAATTGATTTTCATTTAATCGCCTCTTTTACAGATTTAATAAATGCTATTAATTGTTTGACTAATCCAATCGCACGTTTAAACCACCTCGATTCCACCAATTCCAGTTCAATCATATTTTCAACACAAGATGCTAACTCAATTACAATGGGAATGAGATACATTCCTGTGCTTAAAAACGTATCTAATCTACCTAAGAAGATAAACTCAACATCTGGTAATGTAAGCAAGATAAACGATAATACAAATAACCAAGGATACGATTTGACCAGTTTCTTTGTCATATCGGCTCGCAACTTATTACTGACTAGGAACCTATGTTTCTTGCCATTGATTTCAACATATCCCCATCCACGCCATAGTATGGCCAATATGGTATTAGTAACTGTACAGGGCCTATTTGTCGCAATATTAAAATTGCGCACCTCAACTAAGATGCGCAATATCGTATCAACAAACACCAATATCAAAGTACAAAATATAGCTAATGATATTTGTACAAGTTCATGTTCATTTAATCCCACCATAATAGGTGGTGGAGCGAAGATTTCAATCATATATTCCCTGTCCTTTCAATAATTAACCTATTTAAATGTTTGCTAATATTTTTTTGTATTGAAATTTGATTGTCTATATTGAAAGTTATTTTAATCAAATTAAGTGGCACTCTTTTAGTTGTTATAGTAATTTCAATATTTTTGGAGTTAGGGATTATTAATTCCCTCTCTGCTGCATCAGATGCGTCCATAAAAACACGATATTTTCCTTTTGGTAAATACACGTACCATTTATTAAACGATTCAACATTACGTGCTTCCCATTTCCATGTATTGAATGTAATTGGGTCATATTGCACATACCCTCTATCTCCATTTGACTTAACAACATTTAAAGGTGTTACATTTCCAGAAACTCTTGCATATAAATCCTGTCCATTAAAACGGACACGGATGTAATTACCACCCGTGTCCTGTGCGTTTTCTGTTAAATTGTATGTTTGTATTTGCCCATTAGGCGTCTTGGTTTTTATAACTGCCATTATTCCACCCACAATTCTGCACCATTTGCGAATGTAATTCTGTTTTGTTGCCGTTCGCCATACATCTTATGCCAACCAGTATTAGTACCATTGGAAATACCGCCGTAATACAGGCCATCAGAACCATTATCAATCAATAATAATCTACCTTGCCATTGCTCAGAATTACCAAACTCCATAACAACGCCATTATTAGGCGCATTAAGCGCACCTTGTTTAACTTCTCTAAATACAACACACCCCAATGAAGATGGGTCTTTTGTATAATCTGAGTTAGTATTCATTCGATAACTCATAAAACCATTAGAAGTAATAGAACCAGTAATACTTGTATTTCCGTTTTTCTTAACATATGAACTATCTGCCGTAGTTTTAGATAAAACTGTTCCAGTGTCTGACATATCATCTTCTGTTAGAACTCTGAATGTTTTATTTTTGTTAGCATCGTAATAGCCAAGCGATGTACCTAGAAATACAGTCCGGTTATCGCTCATGCCAAATTCCATGCTATTACCAGTAGACATCTTAACCGCATGATGAGCGCTTCCTTTAGTATCTGTCACTTGCACAGATGTATTATTTGGCATGATGATTGGACCTTTCATCTTGCCACCGCTTAATCCTAAATAATCAAGATTTTTCAACCGTTGCATATTGATTGAGTTTTCAAAGTCGTAATTTGGGTCACCTACATAAATATCAACTTGGTGACGTTTGTTAGGCTTTTGAGTAAGCACAGCAAAATAGAACTTGCCATTGTAGTAAGCGATGTCTTCTATTTCTGTTTCACGGTTAATTTCAATAATTTGTTTAACGGTACCGAATGGTGTGCATTCAACAAGGCTCCCTAGTGTTGCAGACATAATTGCACCATTTAACATAAAGGCCCCGTTATTATTCATATCCGGATAGATATAATCGACTTGGTAAGTCTTGAGCTTTTTGAATTCATCATTGTATAGATTGATTGTCCGAACTCGTTGATTGCCTGCGATAGGGACAATGGAAACATAAGTCCTTGTAATTGGATCATAATCAATGTTGAATACTTTTTCTTGCAATGTGACAGTGTTTTCGATTGCCATAGTATCTGCATTAATAACAGTTATATTATTTCCGTTTTTTAGCCCATTTGCGATGTAAATCTTATTGGTAAAGCGATTGTACGTCATCGTATTACAATGCCCTAGGCGCTCAGAATCCGTAAATTTATAGGTCCCTACTTTTTCAAAGGTGTCAGGATTGAGTTCATAAAGAATTTGATTAGTACCTTCACCATTAATACAAGCCAGTACAAATACATTCTTTTTAGAATTGTAAGTAAACCCTTGGCATTGGTTAACTTCTGCATCATACGTAATGTTTTTCACGAATGCGATATTGGATGCCCCTTTTAGCATTGGTGTTTCAGTTGGGTAATACGGCTTGATATTGGTATATACACCCATATCCATTACAGACCCTACTGTATTAAAGGTTAAGTGTTCAGTTAGTTTGTATTGTCCATTTGGCACTAATAGAATTTTATTAGCTAAATTATCATTAGCACGTTTAAATGCTGCCGTATCATCCGCTACACCATCACCAACTGCACCAAAGTCTTTTACAGATACAATACCGTTTAAAGAATTTTTAGATACAAATGTTGCTGCCGCCTCTGTCTTGGTTACGATTCCCTTGCCACCCGGCACTGCGATTTCCTCGGCTTTCGATGCTGCTATTTCAGCACGCTTGGCCGCATCTTCTGCTTTCTTAGCATTGCCTACACTAGCAATTTGTTTATTGTTAATATCAGTCTTAATAGCATCTGCTTTTGTAACCAAATCATTAATATTTTTCTTATCGGTTTCCGCCTGCGCAGCATATGCTTTCGTATTATCTGCAAGTACTTGGGTTTTCTCAAATGTATCAGCACTTTGGATAAGAGCTGTATTTGCAGTCGCTAATTTATCATCCACTGTTTGAGATAATGCATTAATATTGTCGTTAATAGCTGTTAGCTTTGTTGCATTATCTTGCACTTCATTTGCCTTAGTCTCTGCAGTTAATGCAGCTGCAATTGCTTTTTTAGCCGCCTCAATGGAATTATCGACTATATCACGTGCAACTTGATTTGGATCTTCATCAGCGCCTACACGAATTTGCAATGTGCGATCTAATTGTTCTTTTAATTCTTGTAGAATCAAAATAACCTTATCGCTCATATTTTCAATATGGTTATACGGCCATTTATTAGCAAGTTCTGTTGTTTGTGAAATTGGTGTTTGTCTAAACAATATAACTTTGTAATCAGCCGATAATGGATCGCCAGTACTTGGATATGTCAACGTTTTATTTTTTGCATCATATGTAATATTTCCTGTTTGCTTAAATTGTTTACCATCACTATCTACTAGAATAATTGAAACGTCTTTAATGTCGTTAAAATCATATGGCCAAATAAAGACCTTATTCACTCCATCACATTGGTATTGAACAACTGGATTGTTGACTTGTGGAATCACAATATCCCGCCTTTCTTTGTTACATATAAAGAGGACTACCTAAAACTAGGTAGTCCTTACTTTTATTTTTTCTTTTTCTTTTCTTTTTTAGTCTTTAAACGCTTGTCTAACAAAATTGACATGAATACATCTTCAATTTTAGCGTCCGTATCCGTTACCCCTACACGTAATAATGTCCAGAAGGCATCGGTTACAGTGTCACTAAAACCAGTTATACGATTAGAAACCTGACTGAGCGAACGGCCTACATCAACGATATCTTTATTGTCACTTGAGATAGCTTGACCGGTATCCCATAATTTCTCAAAGATACTTAATCCCATTACGGTATTACCTTTATTGTATGGACGTTCTCCTAAAATAAATTTCATACCCATAGTGGCTATATCTCTCACTAACGGAATACCCATGGTTCCTTGTTGTACAAATTCCTCTGCAAAAGATTTCGCAATAGATTCTGGATCATCGTCGTCACCATTTGTCATCGCTTTATAAATTGTCATACCAATTGCCTGTGATATAATCCCCCACCATAACACTCTTGCAAAAGGCATCCAATCCCCTTTGTCTTTGCCTATATACCATGATTCAGCGATGATATTATACAAAGTATTAGCATATGAATAAAACGGAACAAATAATTGAACCCATTGACTCCGTGAACGTTGAATGGATGCTGCGTCTTTAGTATCGCCACTTCCGAAAATATCTCGTATTGCTCGGTCACCTGCTTCAATTGCTTGTTGATTAATCCACTCAGTACTTAACCCTTCCTTGGATTGGAGTTCAGTAATCTTTTGATCATACGCAAATTTCCATACTGGTATGGATAATGCGAAGTCTGTTTCTGTGAGCAACCGGAATCCCATGTTATTAATTTCATCACGGATTTCAGCACCTTTTTCAAACTTGTACCCGCCGATATTCTTGTCATTAATGCGAAGCCCCTTTCCTTGGATGGTTAATCCTTTTTTGAGGTCTTTATCCAAAGTTTGAATGCGTTCTCTCATAAATATGGATTTCTCCATAATAAAATCACGAGTGTTATTATAGGTTTCTGTTCCATGACCATAGAACCCCACCCCTGCATGATTAACAGCACGAATTACATTACCAGCACCAATACGATATATAGCAACAGGAATGTTTAAGGCATTTTGGATAGCAACTGATACACGTCCAGCCATAATAGCCATTGTTGCATTATGTTTAAGGAACATTAAAATTTTACCAACATCATCCATCTTAGCCGCTTCATCCTTCCAATTATCACGAACCCAAGTCCGCAAGAATTGATAGGAATTCATTCCAAATTTCTCAACAATATAGTTTTGGAACTCTCTATTGGCTACTAACCGATTCACATCCGTCACAGCTTTACGCATAGTTATATGATTGATTGATTCGGTAATGGCATTCGGAATAACGTCAAAGTCTAACAACAATGATTTATCCTTAACTACATCTAACCGTGATTTAGTAGCACTCATACCAGTTCCTAATATCGCATTACTGCTAACCATAGTTTTTGCAATATCTTCAACTTCCTTATCAGATATACTTGCATTGACTTCTGGATTATACACAATTGGATAATACTGACCAATGATAGTTCTACCACCAATAGTGAATGTTATGCCTTCTTCCTTTTTCAATGGATTTCCATAAAGTTCCTCTTGGACTTTGCTACGTTCAGTAAAGAACGAATTAATATGATCCCATGTTCTGATAATGAATTCCCAATCTTTATCAGTAAGGATTTCTTGAAAGGCTTTTTCCATTTCAACTTCAGTTACCTTGGCCGTTTCCATTGCCCGTTGTCGGTTACGTTCTGTACCCCAATTCAAAGCTAATGCAATGACCTGTTCCTTGGTTAGATTACGCAATTCCCCAACATCGTACATATGCTTATTTCGGATGTTAAATAATTCACGCTTACCATACACAGAGGATACATCTTTTGCCAATCTACGCATGGACACTTCCTTGCGTTCATTAAAGGCTTGTGTTGCACGGCTAATCGGATCATAGATATATTTCACAGCATCTGGTCCTAATCGGCGTAAGAATGTTTCAACCTTGAGCAATGATAAATTGCCTTTATTGATAAGTCCTGCAACAGCTTCCAACCCTGTTTGATTGTTTTGTGCATTAAATACATTTCCATTAACTTTACCAAATGTATCGATTGCTTCCGTTAATATGCCATCTACTGCATCATCAAATGTAATCGATTCACCTTTATCATTAAGAATGGTAGAGCCTTCATAAGCGTTGCGGCCATTCTTATACATGCCTGTCATTAATTCTTCCAGTGTGTTCAACTGACTCATTGTTAGATTTTTAAATGACATAGGTGTTTTACCATAGAATAGTTGTACAATCCATGGGTCAAGGAATGTAATACTTTGGTCACCTAGAATATCCGCATCAGGATCTAATGCATTAATTACTGCATTCATATCAAACCCATCTACTGGCTCAAGCCCATCATATTTAGTTAACCCCATTTGATATGCCATATGTGCGTAGAAGTAACGCATATTAGGTTCAATAGTAATAGGATTCTTAGGTCGTGTCATTCTATTTAGATTATCAAGTAACTTAGTTCGTAACTTCTTAATACGGAGTGCATTATCAAACGCAACACGAGCTCTCGCTTGATTTAGAAGTTGTAACTGTTTTGCTTGTAGTGCCTCTTCCAGTTTATTGACTGCCAATGCCCTATCAGCACGCTTACCTTCACGAATAGCTTGGTTTTGATACTTCTTATACTGGCTAGCTTGAGATAAGGTCAAATCGCCCAATTCCTGTTTAGCACGGTTCATATAGTCACTGATTACACCTATTCCACTATCTCGAATAGCACGTACGTTATCAATGCGGTCTTGAAGTAAGTCTTTTAATTCTTCGATACGTTCTTGTGAGTTTAATGATTGATTGTCTAATCTCATTAACATACGTTCTTCTAATCGCTCTTTTTGTTCGATTATCCTATCAAGTCGATTCGTAACAATTGTCAGACGTTTACTTAACTCGTTCTTCTCATCTTTAAGTTCAGCTTGATTTTTACTTGTTTGTTCTTGTAATTCTTTTTGTTGTTCTTTTAGTCGCTCGATTTCATCATTAGCTTTATCCAACTCTTTAGAAACAGAACCGAGCTCTTTATCAACCTTTGCTTTTTCTTTACGAAGTTTTTGCTCTTTTGTTAACTCTTTTTCAATTATTTCTAAATCAGATTCAATCGTTTCTGAGTTAGCATCAAGTCGATTTAACTTATCGAGTAGTTCCCAGTTTTTCGCAAGGTCACGATTGGTTTGTGACTTGATGATTTTTGCTTCCTCTTCAGTTAACTTCATTTGACCGTCTGAAGATAATAACCACTCTTCAGCAATTTCTATGTTAGATTTACCAATATGGTTATCCTCAATGAATGTCTGCTCTGCAGATTCCATAGCTTGATTAACAGCTTCATTAAATGTAAATCCTGTTTGCTCACGTTCAGCAGCTTCTAATTCTTTTAGCGTGCCGTATCGAGTATTGGCTAATGCATCCTTACCAAATGCATTATAGCGTTGATGGTCTTTGTAGATTGGGTACTGTTCCATTAAACGCTTTTCAATATCGGCTTGAATGGAATCTTTTTCATCGTTCCATTCTTTGATTGGACGACTTTCTAATTCCTTCATATACCGCTTCATAACACGCTCTTTCGCCATTTCCCCGACGTCGGCAATATGGCTTTGAACCTTTGCTTGTTCGGCTTCATCGAGCTGTTTAAATAACTTGCTAGATTCAAATTGTTCAAGTGCCTGTTCTTTTGTGTAAGCATCAATATCTTCTTGGGTAGCGATCATACGTGCCATGATGTCTTGGATTTCCTTAGGTGGCAATCCGCCTAGTCGTGTCACCGCACGATAGATACGAGTTAACCACTTTGAGAACATTCTGAACACACGTTGCAGTCCTTTAGTAGGTGCCTTACCTTCACGTAAATAAGCTTCCCATCCACGAGCAAACTTTTCATGTGCTTTAGTATTATTAGCACCTTGTGTATCATCCCATTCAGACCACTCTTTCAACTTGTTCCAATCCGTTACAAGTTGCTCTGGAGCGTTCTCCATTTCAGCTAGGTTCTTAATATCATCAAAAAATACGTGTCCCATTTCATGTAAGAATGTTGACCGGTCAGCCGTTTCGAAGATTTGAATAAGGCGGTCGGTAGGACTATTAATTGTCGTCATACCGTTGATAGATTGATTGTATTTTTCAATTACTTTGATTGCCTTATCATCAAATACTACATAGCATCGTCCGTCTTGTTCGCCATCGTAGTATATGCCTTTTATACCGATACTATTTAAAAATTCACTAGCCTTTTTAGCATTTTTCACATTATGAAGATTAAAATGTTCATCATTACCAAGTGCATGAGATAAGAATGAATACAGCTGTTTACCATCAATATTTGTTTTCTCTAATGCACCATATACATCAGTCTTAACATTCGAGATAGCTTTTTCTTCACGTTCTCGTTCTAACTGTTTTTCTTTCTCGTATTGTGAATATAGATCATATCTAAACTTTTTATACACAGCTTCCAATAAATCTTCATTACCAGCTATGGTATCAATATTTTCATCTATACCTACTGACTTCAAAAATCTATCAATATTTCTTTTTTGAATTTTATTGATGTCATTTATTGTTTTATTTTTGTTATGTAGTTCAGATATTATGTACCCTACATCCATAAAGTGTGTGTATTTATTTGTCCATTCATCACCAATAATAGCCCCTTTGTGATATTTAATTAATAGACTTGTAAAACGTTCCAGTTGTTCTTCTGGCATTTTATGTAATCCGTTTTTCAAGCTATCTCTTACATATCGACTATATCCAGAAATAGGATATTGCTCTGGTAATAACTCTGTTTCATTTGGTATTTCTACTTTAAAAATGGACTTCCATTCTTGTTTAGTAAATTTACTTTCTTTTAATAACTTAATTGCTTCTACAGCTCTTTTTGTTTGTGATATAACAAATTGAGTATTTTTCCCTTTCTTTGAGTCTATAAATTTATGTAAACTTTTAATTGCCTTATCGTTACTCCCTACTTCCGCAATTTCAGTAAGAGCCATAGACAAAGGGTTTTCATCGCTTATAACATTTCCTGTTTTCTCATCATACCATTCTGCATCTTCATTTATTTTATACTTTGTTTTCTCTGTAACAATCTCTATGCTATTTGCACCTAATATATCCCTATAATTTTCTGCTATCTTCTTATCTTTAGCAAAGTACAATCCCCAACCATGTGCTTGATTGCCCTCACCACTCCCGATAGCGCCTAAATCAAACTCATCAAAATCATGTGGTGAACCATGCCATGCAGCTTGATAGTATTGATAATTATGTTGTTTTCGGAGCTTGTCTAAATCTTTTTCGTTTGGTATACTTACATCAAAGAAGTCACTAATGTGGTATTTCGCTTGGGGCAATGAGAGCCCCTCTGCCAGATACCAATTAGTGACTTTTTGTTCGTTTATATATAACGGCGTACCAAACTCAGGATTTTCCAAGTAATCTTGATACCATTTATTCTCTACCGTATCTTTTGTATACACACTATTAACCAAGCTATACACAATCGTGTTATTACGCTTGGTTTTATTTAATTGCATTGGAATCACAACATTTAATCCGTTATCGGCTTTCATTTCCGCCATAACCACAATACTATCTTTTACCGTGCTTGATTTAAAGATGGCAACAGGGTCAGCTAATGCAAAAGGAAGTTGTTCCATTTCGTTTAGCGTAATTTCCGGATGCTTCACTTGTATATCCGCAATTTTAGATTGTTTAATTACAACGTCGTAGTCAAGACCTCCAATCATTTGTAATACTAATGGTGTGTCCATTATCTTAACAAATGCATTGGATTTAGGATTATATTCTTTTAATGTGTGAACCCATTCCGCTTGGTCTTTTGCCAATTTGACATCGCTTTGTTTAACTTGATTTAATCCCTTTTGCCCTTTTAGTTCGCCTTTCATATCAATACGAACAGTATTAAAATAATCCATAGCCGTATAGTTACCACGCCCTGCACGTCGCATGATATCAGCCATAATATCAGCATGTTGTGCCATAAGCAATGCATTAGCTTCCGCCGTATCACGTTGTTTACGGTCAACACTCGCATCGCTCATTATCGACTTTAAGGACTGATACACTTCATACCCGGATTTAGATAGTTGCATACGTAAAGCGATATCATTATCTGCAAGTTCAAACAACTTATCTCGCATGGATTCTAGCGATTCAATTTGTTTGAGTGTATGCTCCATATCAGCATAATGGGCACCTGCCTGATTAAGTGCTTCTGGATTATCTGCCAATGCATTTTGCGTACGAGCAAGGCTAGATTGATAAGCCATTCGTCTACGCTCCGAATTAGAACGTGGCGGTTTGTTATCGCCTAACCATATAGGATTTACACCGCTAGTACGTGCGGTTTCTAAATCGGTATCCATAGCATCAAAATCGCTTGTATATTGCTCCCGATATTGCTCGGTTAATTCCTTATACACATTATTAAATGTTTGTTTAATATGTGTTGGATCCGCAAGAACTATATCAAGCATTTCCTTATCTACATCGGATGTTTCATCAAAGTAGGAACGAATAATATCATTCTTTACACGCTCTGCACGTTTCTCAGTATCATCTTTAACAAGATCTTTCATGGCATGAACTTCTTCTTTTGCACGTTCAAGCGTTTTCATGGATAATCCACCACGTGTAAAGTAAGAGGATTCTTCCAATGCCTTAACTGTTTCTTCAGATAAGCCTCCACTTAATTGTGCATATGAGCCAATTGGAATTTCAATCGGAGCATCAGCCGTAATTGCTTTGGATACTTCCTCTTGTGTAGTAAGTCCTGCATCTACCATATTACGGATAGCCGCTTGACCTTCTTCGGTTTCAGCCATTTCATTGACATTTACATAGGCAGTAGATACGCCTATGTTATCGCCCTGAGCTTGTACGATTTTACCGTATAACTCAGGGTTTTCTTTTGCCAAATTATTAACTGCAGCATCGTTTTTAAGGTTCTGCATAATAACATGACCATTGCGATTCTGCTCTTCCATCACAGCCATATGTTGTTCTTCAGGTGATAACTTTTGGAAGTCTTTAAAAGCCTTCATGGTACGAACACCGCTAATGCCGCCACCAATCATGCCAAGCCCTACTACCGCTGGTAATGCTTGCCACATAGCTTCACCAGCACCAACAAACATATCACCTGCAGAATATGGACCCTCTTGATCATTCGATTTACGCCATAGGTTATGTTGTAATTTTTCGTTGACGTCTTGTAAACCTTCCTCAAATAACTCTGGAGCGCCAGCCTTAATGGAAGTCTTGGCAACTTGTGCAGCAGTAACACCAATACCACGATTAAATGTCTCAGCTGCATTAGTAGTCCCTCTTGAAACTGCATTAGCAAGTGCGGACTTAGGAGCGATTTTAGATGCCGCTTTGCCAATAGCACGAGTGGCCACAAATTCAATGCCCGCATCGATTGCAGCAAATGACATGGCATACTCTTTTGCTTCTTCATTGGAATATACTCGATTACCTTTTTGGTCACGTTTGCTGATCAATTCAAGATATTTGTTACCGAATGACATCTTATACATCTCGTATGCCATATCAGCAGAACCTAACCATTTAGCGCCGGTCATTGCAGTAGGTATAGCTGCAGAGCCCCCACTAACTACACCACCGCCAATACCACCAATAACACCGCCTACAATAGCACCTGTGCCACCTTGTTTACCCATCATATAGATTTGGCTAGCGGTTGAGCCCAATACTTCTTGTAATGAACTTCCACCATCTGGACGTCTGTAATTTTGCAAGTTATTTTGTAACCGATTAACTTCAGCCGTTAATTCGCTAATCTTTTGTGGGTCAGATTCATAAGCTAAGGCAAAACCAACATCGCCTAATTTCATTTGGTCATTCATTGCCCAAATGCTTTGTTGTAATGAATCAAATATACCTTTTGTATTCTTGATTGATTCGATATTGTTTAATGCTTGGATACCTTCAGCTTGCGAGCCATATTTTACTTTATAGAGTTCTGGAAACTCATCATAAATATCTTGTAAAACTTGGCCACGTTCTGCCCGCCTAGACAAATAGTCAGCACGTTCAAAGGCTTTATCATCGCCAAACATGACCGTATCTGCACCAATATTTAAAGTCTTAGCAATTCGTAAAGCTTCATTGGCACGTAATTGATCATTGTTATATAAAAATAATCGGTCTGTGTTACTAACGAAACTAGCAGGTAAAGCATTAGGCAATGATTGTCCTAATTGTCCTATCGCTTGGAATGTATTTCCCTGTTGCCCAAATGGAGATACCGTTGTTGTACCATCATCATTGGTAACGCTTATAGGCGTATTGGCGATTATAGATACTGCATCTGCTGTGCTTTTTGCAATATCAGATACAGTATCTATTCCTTTACCGATAGCTTGTCCAACTGGCGTTAATCCACCTACAGGGTCAGATTGAACACCAGCATTAGCAGTAAATGAACGAGGGCCTTGTCCGTACCCTCTTATTAACGCTTGAAATTCATCACGTTCTTGTTGATTAATATCAGCCATTTGTATATCTCCGTTGTAATGCATTGTATTCTGATTCGTAAATATCTTGAGTGGAGCCATCACGATATGTTACTCGGATATAATGATTTCCTACAGGTTCAGCATGAACGATACCAATAGCTTGATTACTTGCACCGCTTATTGTAGAGGAATAATCATCTCCGTCACCAAAGTATGGCTTGCTCGTGCTACGTAATGTACTTGTTGCGACTGCAGCATCGAAGATTTCATCTTTTTCCGCATCTGTAGGTGGTCTATGATGTTTAACCTTAAATTCCTCAATACGTCCCGCCATTTCTTGTTTAACACCATACTTAAAGCTACCTGCCAATGTCTTATCTTTTGGCATGACATCAGCTAATTTGTATTCGTACGGAGTTAAATCAATATTGCTAGCTTTCTTGTTGTTATCATCTATTTCAAGTAACGATGCATCAAGTTCATCATCCATAATTTTATTTGGCAGCACTCGTTCCGCATATGCTCGTGTTTGCTCATACGTGTGAGACTTTGCATACTGCTTAATCCCCCATTTTTCTTGCGCTGTCATTTTTAAACCTTCTTCGTAGATTCTATCTAGTTTAGGTCTTTCACTAGCCATTTTGCCACTCCAGTATTCTTGCTCTTCAGGAGTTGTGGCACCTGCCAATTGAACCTGTGCATATTGGAACGCACCGCTTACATCACCATTAGCTATCTTTTGATTTAAGATTGTTTGCCCTGCTTGTAAGCGATCATTAATAGCAATCTTTCTAGTTTGCTCTTGTAGCGTGTAGTAATTTTTGTAAGCTGTCTTAGCATCATCTTCAGCTTTTTTAATTTGGTCTTCTGAATATTTGGGACTACCACCACTAGCCATAGGAGCGCTATTCATCAAACTGATATAGTGTTCCGTAGATGTTCCGTGATATCCAGTATTAGTCATAATTTGAGCATATTCCGCTACAGACTTAGCATCAACAGCACCTTTACGGTTCAAAATATAATTTTGCATCCAATCATCAACAAATTCATTATCCGAATGATACATCTTATAATATGCATCACCGTCTTCTTGAGGTTGCTTATTCTCTTCACCATTTGGCTCAGACTGTGTCAATCCTGCATAATTGTGATTTTCTCTAGACAACCGACTTAACTGTCCACCGTCCATACCTTCTGCATATAATTGTCTGTAAGCAATTTCAGTATTGATACCGTATTTATTGTGAGCATAAACAGCCATATCCCATAATTGTTTTTGTTGTCCGACTCCACCTTTTATGGCTTCTTCATTTTGGGTTTCCATCTTTGCTCTGACATACATGGCAGCACTATTCATGCCAGCGTTTAAATCATGGCCATACATTTTATATAACTTAGCATACGTATTGTCATCATTAACTAATTTGTTGATGTTCATTTGATTAGACATCTTTTTATATGGAGTCAATACACTTTCGCTAACTACGCCACTTAATGACGATATTAGATTTTCTGTTCTGGTGGAATCGTTTTCTGCAACAGCTCTATCAAGTAAATACTTCCCTGTTTCATCTGTATTAGCACGGATTTTTTCATTGATCTGCTCATCATCCAAACCTAACTCTTTACCTGTAGATCTATATAAATCACCCATCAATGTAATTGTTTTCATTTGGTCAGCCATATTGTCAGACCGAATAGCAGAATCACGAAGGTTAGTAATTTGATTTTGCGTAGCTGTACTTAACGCCGTTTCATATTGACCTCTTGAATATTTGGATATGTTATTGTAATCAGTCGTCTTAGACGTTTCGACAGCTTTCGTAAAGGCATTAATAGCATCATTCGTTCTGAATTTATATTTACCCATAATTTCACGTTGTATTTTATCTACACCGGCATTATAGTCAGGCAATATAGATTGAGCATTCATTCCTTTTCGATTCATCAGCCCATCTTTATCATCATTCAGCAACTGGTTAGTGCTATTATTGAACTCATTGATAGCATTGGTTACATCGATATAATCCTTTCGCTTGTCAATTTCTATCCATGTGTTGGTTGCATCTTGCAAAGCTTTATTCATGGCATTTAGACCACTTACGTTACCACCGTATGCCATTTCATTACCGGATGCTTGGATGCCGCCTTGAATCGTATTCAGTTTTTGTGTCGGATCATAACTAGCAAATTTCATATCCTACCTCATTTTGTAATCGCGTTTAACAGTTACAACTGGGCCTCTATCTGTGTATCCTACAGGGTCACCACCATATGTAGTCGTCATTTTAGGTTTGGCATATTGTTGTTTAAGACTGTACATAGATGATGCAGCACCAAGAATGCTGCCTACCATTGCCAAATTGCCTTGCCGTCGTGCATTTTTAGCGGAAGCACGTGCGGCATTAGCCTCATTCTGATAGTTCATACCATTCAAATATTCATTGTAAATAGCATTATTCTTGTTTTGTTCCCAGTTATATACATCTTTATTGTATTCATCATAACTAGATGCCATTAACTGTAATGGAGACCCTGCCATTTGCAATCCGCCTGCCCCTGCTTCAGCTGCATTCGTTCCAGCTACAAGGCGCATGCGATTATCCATCTTGTCACGCTCTTGTAATTGTTGCATGGCAATTTGCTCTTGCTTACGGTCAGATATTCGCTTATTAGCTTCTGCCGCTTGCGCCTGTGCGTTATACATAGCAACTTGCGCTTTTGTTTGTTGGTTCTGAGCAATCAATCCGACTCCAGTACTAACTGCCGTTAAAATCGCTGCTGCGGGTAAGCACATATGAAGTCCTCCTTCTTGAGAGTGAATAATTCTAAATCGCCAACTTTAACAGTTGGATGGATTACGGCCCCAATTGATTCGAGCCATCGTTTCGTCTTAATGTTAGTTGTATGGACATAATTAAATAGCCATTCACGAGTTTCTAACCATTCAGCGATGACTTGATTGCTTAACTTGATAAAACGCATCTGCCACCGCATATCGTTTTCTAATACTTTATTGCCAAGAAAATATATCCCATACATTCCATTAACCGGTTCTTTTGCAATCCCATATACGCAAATTGCCACATCGTCTTCTACGACGACATGGCTATCATAATCAGATTTGCATATTTCGAAACAGAAATCTTTAAAAGGATACAAACGATTCACCTCTTGGACTTCTATGGCATCTATCGCCCTTAGGTTGACTTCTAGGTCATGAATCAATTTATCTCGCCGTGTAGGCTCAATTTCATCAATTTTAAAGTCCCGGTACATCTCTTAGTCCTCCGCCAATTTCAACTATGCGAGTTATTGATAATAAATTAAATGGGAATGGATCACTATGCTTTATACATATCGATGTATCTGTTGAATAATTTGTCCCCATTTTAGGTAAAATTACAGGCTTGTCACCAGTAAATAGTTCATTCGGTGGTAATGTAATATCATCCATCCGTTCAAATGTACGGCCAACTTTACCGCCAAACGATTTATAAACTCGCAATACCACTCTTGATACCGTAGCAACTCGGCCTTGTAAAGTACCGTCTTGCATTTGCATTTCTACTGATGGAATACGAATTTTAGAGGTAAACGGCAATCCGATTTTTATGTTGCTACCGCTTACATTTAATGGCAACAAGCCATCATCTGGCACAACCACATCCGGTTGTTGCTTACCATCAATTACAACTTGGACCGTTTGACCACTTAGATGAGGGATATTAATGCTATCAATTGCATTGCTCGACTTAAATTCGACATAGCAATCTAAAAATATATTCACATCATCAGAATACAGTGGAACCATACGCTCGATGCATTTAACTTTTTTCCCTTGTAATGTGCGCTCAACAAGTGTGTACAAACTATCCTGTTCGCCCTCAGACACAGATTCACAGTATAGATATTTACCATTGGTAACAAAATGCGACCAGCCATAAACTTTTTGCTCTGGAATATAGGTTAAGCAATTAATCTCCCCATCATTTCTGATGTAGTAAATAATACTGTCCGGGTCCTGCGCATATGCACTGGTTATAGTTAAATACCCTCTAACTCGAGTCTTAACAAATAATGTTAGGTCTTGCCCTGTATAGTTATCGGATTCATAGCTATACCCCATATCACGAACAGTGCCGCCACGTTCCTGTACAAATACACAGCGATTACCTATGAACTGTGGTTCACACGATAAGGCTCCTCGTTGGGTTTGTGTCTTTAAGTTACAGTTAGTAGGCGTAATTGTCTTATCACCGCTAACAATCCATTCATTCCCACTCGTAAGAATGATTAGATCATTCGCTGGTACAAGATGGCGAATCTCGTACATTTTACGATTAATCACCGGTAAGGTAATTGAGCTATCGTCTGTAATAGTACCTTCTACCTTTTCAACCCCAAAGTTTGGATAGTCACCAGTACGGCTCATCCAAATATAATTGGGGTTCTTATTTGTAGCGGCCACTACAAAGCGGTCCTGATAGAACGTACATAACTTAGGATATCCATTACTACGGCCCCAACTGCCCATCTTCCATTTAGAAGTAGCTTCGTTTTCAACAATACCATTCAAGATATTAATTTTCATGGTTTTAGAGTCTACAAATTCTTTAAATTCGACAATGCCCCATGTGGTATATGGAAGAATTGAAAGGTCAACATTACATTCACCGCTTTTAATGTCTGATTGAATGCGCAATTTTGCATTGGGTTCAATCTTTCCGGCATCGGTTACGTTGTAGTCATTGTTAGAGGAGTATGTACGGTAATCTTTCCAAGTCATCCCATTATTTGTGGTGATTTGAAGTTTAACTGTACCAGTCCATGTCCCATGCGTTGTAAATTTCCAAGCTAGGTCTTGGTCTGTGGAGTAGGATTCTACATTGTAATTAATGTTGTTGTACTCATTCCATTTATTAAAGCCGCCCATAAATGAACGTTTTTCTTTCTTTTCAACTACTGTCCCAGTATTTTTAGTGTGAACGGCCGCAACAAAATAGCCTAGTTGCATGACCATTCCAACCATATCAGCATTGAATAGATCTTTACTTGAACGTATCGTATCACCCGTTACTGTTACGGTAGAGTTAACGTCTGTATTGATTGTGTCATACGGTTGTTCAGTTAACTTGTAGGCTTCAAGTCGCCAATCCGTATCACTATACCGAGATAGTGTCTGTATCGGATATTTCCCACTACAGATGAACATAACATCACCAGATTGACTACAGTTCAAATCAAACAATATATCGCTAGTAAAAGGAGTTGTAACTTCAATGCCAGTATAAACACCATAATTCCACACACGAATATATTTGTCGCCAAACTCGAGCATGAAGGAATTATTAGTATTTGTAGTAAATTCAAATAATCGTGTTGGCTTGTCACTATATTTAACTTGCCCTACATATTGGCTCCCTTGACGTTTGGCAACGGCTCCATATGGACGAATAACTACATTCTCCGCCTCTAATAAAGCACTTTTATATTGCTCTAAATCAAAACGGCTCGATACATCCGGTGATACTTCACCAGTTGTAAAAGCTAATTGTGATATATAAATAGGATTACCCATTACCAATCCCTCGCTTTCACATAACTGGATATATATACTGTATCTTGCTTGCGTTCTTTAGCATTCATACCTTTTGCCTCTTGAACGGCAGCTTGATACAATTTGTATGCTTGGTCAAACAATCCTCTATCGCCAGTTAATGGCATAGCTAATGCGCTAGCCAATTTACACTGCAGCATATACAAGGATATGGAATCCCAAACATCTAAATCTGTTACATCATATATATAATCAATGAATGCTAGTGGCACATCGCTCACTATGCATTTTTTGTTATTTCCAATATTAAATATGTTGTATTCTGGTTGCGATTCCGCATGGAAGCGATCGCCTTGTGGAATAACTCCTAATATCCGAATGCATCGTTCCGGATACGCATATACATAATTCCACCCATTAATTTTATGAGCGGATAATACCAATCTTTCATTTTTTCGAGCAAAATTCCATTCAAATTGCCGTAATACCAACTGTCTAGTTGGGTCATATTGCATACGACATTGACGGCCTTGCTCTGTTTCTTCTTCAAACGAATAAAGTAGTCCTGCATTAATTAATGCGAGTGCTTGATTACAGATATCAGTAGGTGTCATGGTTCCCCCTATATGGTAATAGAGGGATGCATAAGCACCCCTCATATTGTCCCTTATTCTTCCGTAGTATCGGTTTTCTTTTTGCTTGTTTTCTTAGGCTTTTCGTCACTAGTGTTTTCATCTGGTGGATTTTCATTGCCAGTATTGTCACCTTCAGTGTTTTCATCTGGTGGATTTTTGTCACCCGGCTCTGTTTCAGGAGGCTGAGTTTCAGTACCCGGTTCTTTGTCTTTAGCCTTAGATTTTGGGTTAAAGATTTTTGCTACTTCATCTTCATTACCAGAGAAAAGCTGTTTAAAATAATCAGGCTCAAATTCCTTGATTTCTTCTTCAGAGAAATCAATACTTTCACCTGCTTGAATTAATCCACGGTTGCCATGGTACATAGTTTCTTTAGCCGTAAAATTCATAGTTGCACCTTCTTATTTCAAATTTACACCATCTGTTAAGAACGATGTGATAGTAGCAGCAGTCATATTATTTGCATTAATGCGAATGAATTTTTTCGCACCTGCAGGAAGTCGACCTTTGTATTCTGTACCAGCTTTGGAGTTCTGTGGTAATGTAACACCTGTTAACAATGTGGCATCAGCCATATTTTCCTTATCAGATGTGTACACATTGAATAAAGGCGTGCCTGTAACATCTTTATCTAAACGAATGTATAACCATAAGGCAACGGCAGCATCGCCACCGTTACCATTCATCACCACGTCAGAATTGGTGTTTGCAGTGATTTCTTTCTTCCAGAAAAATGTATTTTGTTCATCAATAATCATTGAATTATGTTCCTTTCTTTACGCAATAACACGAGATTCAGTGCTTAACAATGCATCAATTTTGCGAACTGGTACACCGTTTGCACGAGTAACAAGTTTCCCCATTTCCATATCTTCAGTGATAGTGGAACCATGTTTTGTGTTCTTTTGCAAACGTAAGAATGTACGCAATGTACGGTTCATATACCAAACTGGACGAACACCACCAAGGTTAGGAATACGTTCTTCCGCTTCAATCATTAAGTTGATAAGATCCGCACCGGCTTTAGCATCATTTGTCAATTTCGTAACATCGATATTGGCAATACGAACAACATTTCTCCAGTCACGTACAGTCAAACCAACATCATGTTTAAAGTGAGTACGATACGCTTCGAACATGGAGCCATCGTCTTTAGTAACAGTAACAACGCCTTTATCTTCTTGGTGTAAACCTGCTTGAGAACCTTCAGGATAAATACCATGTACGGATAAAGGACCCCAGCCAACAAGCCAAATAGATGCCAAGTTGCCTGTGCCGCCTGCATCAAGAATATTTTCTGCACTTGCTGCTTTCTTAATATCAAGAGTATTGAATCGAGGAGCCAAGCCAATGAATTTCTCTGGTGTATTTTCGTCACCATAAAAAATCGTACGGCATAATTCTTGCCCCATAGATTGAACAAATGCTTTATCTTCCGACGCACGGAAAGATGCTTTATCTTTAGATTTATCAACAATTGCTTTATCAGTTTGAGAGTAAGCTTCAAGCATACCACAAGTGTCAGTAATTTGACTTGTTGCGGATTTAGACGCTTGAACCCCACCATATAATTTTCGCCATGTTACAGATGGCAAACCATTACGTACAGTCGTTACAAAGCTAGACCCTTGGTTGCATTCGACCATCGTCATATCTTGAATGATTTCTGTCGATTGGTCTAATTGCTCAATAACTTGAGCAACATTACCATTTGGATCCATTCGTTTTTGCAAATCTAAAAGTGTTAAATTTTGAGTTCCAATTGTAGCCATTAATTATTTACCTCATTTCTTAATACATAGATGGATACATTTTTCGTTTTGCTGCTTCTTCATCAGAATTTTGACCGGTTCCGGCTTGTTTTGTACCTTTACCCGGGTCTTCCTGAACCATTTCACCGACTGCAGCAAATACCTTAATCATGTTGATGTTGTTATCGATATGACTATCAACAAGTAATTGACGTAATTCCGGTACCGCTTTAGTTAGTGCTTCGATGCCTTTGCCTGCAAGTGCTACAGTTTCATCGAATTTACCGCCTAATTCCTTTTTGGCGTGTTCGTAATCCGCTTGTTGTTTTTCAACGATTGCTTGCTCTTGCTGCTCTTGATAAGCAGTCAAGATATTCTGTGCATACTGACTGCCAAACTTGGCTAGTTCAACAGCCTGTTCCTGTGTAGCGCCTACTTGATTTAGCAGTTTGCTAAAGTCAGCGGATACAGTTTCATCAAGTTCAGCTCCTTCAGGAAATGCGGATTTGAAATCATAAACCGTTGGTTCAGTAGGTGGTGTATTATCACCGCCTAGTACAGATGGATTATTACCTTCGCCATCTGGGTTAGCAGGTGGTTCAGTAGGTGGCGTAGGATTATTTTGGTCCGGATTCGCGCCCGGTTCATTACCAGTCATGTTAGTGTTAGCACCCATATTTTCTTCAGCCATTTTGTTTCTCCTTTTCGACTAAATTATTAAAATATTCTTGTTGACCTATATATTCGAGCTGCGCTTGGTGGTACTGCTTAACCCCATCAATTCCCAATTTATTTAGGTCCCCATGGAATAACAGCCCTACCTTGCGCTTTCCTTCGTTGAAATATGTTTCACTGTTGCCAGTAAACGATTGCTTTAATATGCCTGAGCGATCCATTAGCCTACAAAAAAACCACCTACCAAGTTCAGTACTTAGTACGTGGTTGAGAGCCTGCATGTCTCGCTCTTGCATATAATCTTTAATTGTTTTCATCTAAACACCGTCCATTCCCAGCCAACTCTGCAATGCAGGGTTGCCATCATTGGCGGCGTCTGTTGCTTGCTTGGCCGCTTGCGCCATTCCCGGAGCAAGTTGAGCCGCTTGCATAAGTTGTTGTTGCTGTTCCTGTTCAGCTTGTGCATGTTGCTGTTGTGCTAATATCTCTTGATATTCATCATCGGAACGAATAATCTTAGCCGGAACACCGAGATTTACACCGTATGTATTGGCCGCTTCCTCAAAGTTAAACTTGTTAACGATATTAGGATTAGCTTGTGCCAAACTCATGATGAACGCAAAATACTGTTCGATGTTAACCAATGAACTCATCTTTTGCGCCTGAGCAAGTGGTGAAATATATTCAATCTTCACTTCTTGACCGTTTAACTGGTCTAAGAGTTCCTCATCATCAACAGGTGGAAATACACCGGCACGATCTAGTACCGAATACACACGTTCAATAATTGGATTCAAGAACTCAGATAGTAACCGTTCAACCACAGGGCCTAATTGCTGTAATTTCTCTTGCGTTCGCTCCATAACCTCACGAGCCGTCATCTGGCCCTTGTCGATTTGGTCTAACATCAAGAATAAATCCGCACTATAGGCTCTCTTGATTGAATCCTCTGTTACTGCAATTTTATTTTGAATGTCTTGAAGATTGGACTGAACTGCGAACATCGGTTCAACCTTATGTTGCCCTTCAATCTCCGTAATACCGCCCGGATACAGGTTAACCGTACTGATAACATCAGATGGTGCTTGCATAGGAGGCTTAACACCTAACTCAACGGCTGTTAGATAGTCAAATTCCAACTTCTGCAGCATTTGTGAATCTGGTTGAGCGAACCATGCGGCACCTTTACCGTAACCATTCAAGTCCATTGACGTATGTCTAGCGATTGGAATTGGCCATTCTTCAAAACCGCCATGATATAAAACTTCATCACTGTTGCTACCTTCAACCCAATAAATGGACGAGTATGACATATTGCGACGCCCTAACTTATCCTTGCGGTCTTTGTTAGGCTCAACCAACCAATTGACTGTGAATGACTGTTGCAAGCTGTTGCCATTGTCGTAAATATTCTTGATGTTATCCGGACAATTTTCATATCCGAACTGTTCGACAATCTGATCTACTGTCATTTTGTATTTACGACCAAAGATATTTACGGTTTCCTTACTGTTGGTACTAATAGCATAGGTTCCTATTGGATATGATGTAAAACGAACACCAGATTCACTGTCAGCGAATATCCCCATAGGTGCTTGTCCCATGGTTAACTCCATATAGACTTGGTGGACTACGCTGTAGAAATTGGATTTAGCGAGGACCGCATATAGGATTTCCTCTCGTTCATCCAATAATTCCGCAACTTGGCTATTCGCTGCTACGTCGATGTTTTCCATCGTTAGCTTAAACCACTTACGGCTCGGAGGTGTTAAACCACTCATGACACCACTGGCAAATATCTGGCAGGATTCCCAAGCTACAGGATTTAGTATTTTACCGTTATAAGGTTCTGATTGGTCTTCTTCACCATCAAATTGACCAATAAATGGTAACTGATAGTCACGCAACTGCTTCCACTTATTTACGTATCGTTGCTGCGCATTAAATAGTTGCGAAAATTTCTTTCGTAACTTCGTATAATCACGCTTAACAGGCTTAACACCTTCCGTAGGTTGTCTAGCTAGTAAAGATTCCATTTCCGCCATGCTATCCCCCTAAAATTGATTTCTGACCGTTTGTAGACGGTCCTAAGATAGTAGATTCAAAGCCACGTTTGAATTTGCGTTTAGTTTCTGCCATTTCCTCACCAGTCTGATTGCTCATATTCGTTTGAACAGTCGGAGCTGGAGCAGGTGGTGTATAGTTAGCAGATGCACCTTTCATACACATCTTTATCCCTCACTTTCTACAATTAAAAAGGATTGTAACTCGTATTAGCTACAATCCTATTGCCTGTTTCGCTTTTTTTAACGACCCGCGCAGCAAAGGTCAAGGCAAGAGCGTCACCCTTATTTGGAGACGGCAACCCTCGGTCTTTCATATCTTTTTTACTTTCCAGTTGAATACGACCATTCTTATCAATGATCGCTTCCGGCCCTACGATGTCATCATAGAGTGCTTGGTCATTCGGTGGTATCGAGCCACCCTCACGGAGCCATTCTTTCATCTGTCCCCACATATAAGCCCTCATGTTAAGATACACAGGGTCATTACTTTTACCGCCAAACTCGATTAACCGCCATTTACGACCTAATTGCTTACCAATAGAATATATCCCTGTGCCATACCCCATATCAATGAATACGGCATCAGCTTTGTATTCGTCCTCGAACTGAGCGATGAGTTGAGCCATACGCCAGTCATCATCATTCTTAGGAATCGACGCCAGCGACTTCATATAGTAGCCTTGACGCATGACTATTTCTAAAGAGTCTGAACCAGTCCACGCTGGGTCAACACCAATGATTACCGGTAAATGGTCAAATGCTCCCGGTTTATAAGATTGTTTTTGTGCCTTATCCGCAATTTCAGTAGAGATAAACTGCAAATCTGATGCGGAAGGGAATACACCACGAACACGGATTTTAACAAAGTCAGAATCCTCACCGTAGGCATCAACCCATTGTTGTAATTGTGCCTTATTGGATATTTTCACTGTGCGGCTATCAATCTGATACGTTTTCCAGTAGTCTCTGTATTTTCTAAAACATTCACGGAACCTTCCACTATTTCGAGTAGGGTTACCAAAGACACACCAAAGAATTTCCGTATTGGAATCCGTAAGAGCCCCTTCAGTAACTTCCCAAATCTTATCAGAAATAGCAGAAGCTTCATCAAAGATAACCAGTATTCGATTTCCTTGGTTATGAAGACCTGCGAACGCTTCCGGGTTTGAATCACTCCAAGGAATAGCATCAATACGCCAAGTTTTCTCATATTTTTTATCACTGCAAAATATTGCTGTTGCTGTGTAGGTAAATAATTCTTTGCCAACAAACATGTTGTACCACTTGCCAAGTTCCGCCCATGTTTTAGATCGCAATTGTGTATCGGTATTTGCCGTTACAACACCACGAGTATTCTCATGAGTAGCTATTGCAAATATAATAAGCCATGATACATCGGCAGATTTACCGATACCATGGCCAGATGCGTGAGCAGTACGAATTGCAGTCTGTAAAGACTTACCTTTCTTTAATTGTTCACCTATATATTTTAAATGTTCTTGTTGCCATTCATCAGGCCCCTCCATATTCTCCAATGGCGTCCCGGGCTCTCCCCAAGGAAAGGCAAAGTACACAAACCCCAACGGATCATCAGCAAATGATGCAAGTGCGTCAATCAGCTGTGCTTTGTTGTACTTCATTAGATCTACTCCGTGCTTTTTTCATACGGTCAGAAATATCAATTTCTACTTCTGCAGATAATTTAACCTTATCAGTAAATAACATATGCCGTTTACCTAATAGTTCAGCTGCTTTAGTTTTATCGGCGACTGATACGTCTAAACCAAATGCATCTTTTTCTTCTCCACGAACAACCCTAGTTAGATATTCCAGCACTTCATCAGCCGTTGCGATTGTGTCTTTGCTGCGTTCATTCATGATTGCATCTATATATTGGCGTACCTTAGGTTTTCTTAGCATTTTGCTAGCTGTTACACTTGCCGTCTTTTCCGAATATCCAGCAGTAATTGCGCTTTGTGTTCCATTGGTGGTCTTAACGTATTCATCAGCGAATATGCGTTCTTTCTTAGTTAGTTTTTGTGCTAATTCTTCTATATTCGTCAATGTTACTCACCACCTTTATATGTTTTAACTAAAAATAGCAGTACTTCATGTTGCTTAGTACTGCTATACTCACTTTCTTTCTTATAGAGTTGTCCTTGTTTAAAGGTCTTACCTTTTTTGTACTTTTCAGGAAATGTTAATTTATACTCTTCCTCTGTGTACATTCGACTTACTATGTATACCTTACAAGGCTTATCATATTTGCTCCATGATTGCCTTGTATCTACAACGTACCGCCTACCATTCATCCGTAATGCGGTTAATAGTTTTCTTATTGTTGGTTGGTAATTCACATCCAACACCACACAATGGCCATTGCAATTAATATCGCACACATAATAGCTAAATAATCAATGATAGTCAGTAAGCTATCCCCACGATGCTCATAAGCATATTTTGCCTTAGCTTGTAGTTCTTTATTCTTCAAGTCCTTGGCTGCTTGCTTGAATAGCTTTCTATCTTCAAAGAATTGTTTAATCGCTTTAATCATTTAAGTACTTCGCCACCTTTCCTTTTTAACTTGCCATGCGATCGTACGCACAACCCATAATTACATTTACTTGCACCGCCATGTGTGATATATGTCTGACACAGTCCGTCATATTCAATTACCTTTGCGGTACATATCCCCTTTTTGTTGTTCAAGCATTTCAACTTACAACATCTTATCTCAGTCATACCCTTTCCCTGTTTTGATAGATTTATACAAAAAATGAGATATATCCACGTAGATATACCTCATTATGTGATAGTTTTATTCAGTTTAATTGCATTAATCACTCAAAACTAGGTGCTTTGTTTATGACATGACAATTTACACAATTTTAGGTTTCAACTATGAAAAACAAAGTTAAAAAGATAAAAGCACCTAGTTTTCAATGATCATTACACACTCAATACCAACAACTAACTATGATGAATCGTACTTGTGTTAGGTTAAGTAACAATAGAATATATGACTAATCTTTGGAGGCCCAGTTAGTTGTCAGTATTCAATATGTAAAAACCAATTAGGGTAGGTTCGTATTTAAGGTCAATAAGCTATGTTGAAAATATTCGACCTACCCTTATTAGTTTTGCAGTAAATTTTTACAAATTCTTAACACATACTTTGAAATTAGAAAAAAGTATTGTATTTCACTCATTAATCAAATATGGTTGCGCTGCTACTCTGTGTCCATCGATGAATTGTCCCACACCACATTTCGCCCATATACAACAAAGGCGCACTCTTATGTGGGTGCGCTTGTTGTTGTGTTTTGATTTACCTTTACAAGGAAAGAGTGAGTACAAGTCGCTTAGTGGCAACTTCTACATATATATTATACCTAATAGCAAACTCACTTGATACGGACAATCACGGACATTTGCAGACATTACTGGACAAGTTTTTTCCAAATTCCAATAGCGCTTTTTGCTTATATCGTTTTGCTTGTTTCGTGGAGTAGCACCCTATCATTTTGTAGGCATCTTCGGTTGTATTGTTGAGTACAAACTCATAACGCAAGATGATTGCCCCTAACTTTTCATCTAAGCTATCAATCTTAGTGATCGCATCGCATTTTAGTTTTGATAGTTCATCAATACGCTTATCACGTTCTGCTACTGTATCAAGAAATCTAGCTACGCTACCCTCTAACCCTTGCGGAGTGCCACCGCCAGTTACTCGGTCTTTACTATAATCAATAGCACCTATTGATGTAAGGTTCGCTCGTAACTGATTGATTTCTTCTTTGATAGATGCAATCTGTACATCAATTAACTTAACAGGTTGTAGATACTCAACCGCCTTTTCTATTAGTTTCTTTTCGTCTAGTTCGTTCAAACGCTCACCCCTTTAACGATGCACCAATAAAATCGACTATTTCCATAACGTTAGTGCCGTTATATTGCACAGCTTGAATTTCATTAACCCTTTTCTCATATCGTCTAAACACTTTCTATCCACTCTCCTTTATCCTCATTCCAAACAAACATCACTTCATCTTCTAAATAAAAGTTATCATCTTCATCAAATCCATAGTTTTTATCATACTCAATGGCTTTACCTATATAGAACACAGTTTCTTCGCTCTCAAATGCAAGCTGGCATAAAAACTCAAATGCATCATGATAACTTTGAGGTGCGATGTAAAAGTCTGAGTGTTCAACGTAACCACTATAGTCACTCATGCAAACCTCCCATTCTTCGCTATTTCATAATCACTTTTTAATTTAGGGTTATCATCATCTAAACCACGTATATTTTCAATTTCCGCTCTAATTTCAAGTATGTTTAGATACTCTCCCATAGCAGCTTTTTGCCTACGCAACAAATCTATAGGACACGTTGGTTTAAAATCTAAAGTTCCAGCATCATATTTAATAATCATTCTGTGCAACTTGTTGTAACGTTCTTTTAATTCTTTATACTCTCCTCTAAATCTAGCTTGCCATTCAGGTTCACTAATACTTAATTCATTTTTATTTTCTTCGTTCATTTTACTCACCTCTTATGATAGGGCGGATATTTCACCGCCCATACATTATTTAATCAAATATACCAACATCACCAATAAATAGATCAATAGCAAAATGCTCATAGCTATTAATCCAATAATGGCACCACATAGATCAATTCCTTGTTGTAGTCTTATTTTTTCGCTTTCACGTATAATCCTATACATTTATCTGCCTCTTTCTTATGTCACATATTGCTTTTTCATATAAACGGCCAATTTCTTTTGTTACATCGCTAACAAATCTAGCCAATGACATTGAATCAGATAATCCACGTTCAACAGTCAAACATATTGGTTCCTGATATTCAATGATTGCCACTTTTGTTTTATAGGAAAATCTTATGTTCCTTTTATAAATACAAATTTCAGGAATAACATCTTCACTGCCTAAAGGCATTTTAAATAATTTTGCAATTGCTTCACGTCGTTTTTCTTCAAAATCCTTTGCAATTATTTTTTTAACAATAGTTTCACATTCATCAAATGAATAATTGTTAAAATTCTGTCCAAACTTATTCATATTTGTTTATCCTTTTGATATTTAAATATAATTACTGTTTCAGGAGCATTAATCATCATGATTACACTATGATTTGCTGGCGATTTAAGCATTCGTTTACCCACAGCAATTTTGCAAAATATATGAAACGCTCATAATGTGAGAATAATTCTTTACAATAACTGGCATTTCTTCAATAAATTTAGAAAATTGTTCGTCGCTTAGGCCTTGCATGAATTTTCTTTGCTCTTTTTCAAATTTATTTCTCGCATTACGTGCCTCGTTTATTGTTTTGTATGAACCATAACACCCTACGTTATCACTACCATTGCATTCTATTAATACTACCGTATACATTTATTCACTCCCTTTTAGTTGTTCTTTCCATTCACTTTCTTTGTATATACGGAAGAAATCATCCGCACTCATTACGACTAACCAAGGCTTATTACTTTTTTTCCAAGCTACTATGGGCATATCACCACTTTTTTTTGCATCGTGTTCAGCTTGCTCATATGCCTTGCGTACATTTAGGTTTTCAACAAATTTGACTTCTTGGTGGATATTTGGTAAACCTACACAGTCCGATGCATCGCCTGTGTTTCCACAGTACTGTGCCGTTCTACGGACTTTATCGAACCCATGCGACCTACACACATCTCGCCACATTCGTTCGCCCCTAGCACCTTTTTGTTTACTGTTTATTGGCAATCTTCATCACCGCCATCTTTTAAACATTGATTACACGCTTTTTTGTATACATCAACATAGGTTTCTTGTTTATCTCCGTTATATGTAACCTCGATATACTCTTTGATATGTACACCACTTACCAATGCTTTCCAATTTTGTAAGGTTTTGCAAAACCAAACTACATACATATCAGCTGGTGTTATTTCATTTGCATTATAACCAAACTCATTAAACAAAACTGTTCTTGCTGCGTTGATTGCTTTTTCTTGTAATTCGTACATATTTACCTCTCTTTTTTATTCTGCAAATTCCATCAAGTTTGTTTGCACTTTTACATCATTCAACATTTCTTCTTTAGCTTTTGCATACATTCTTCTGTCAATTTCAAAGCCATATGCACTTCTTCCTAGTTCCATAGCCGCCCTTAACGTACTACCACTACCAGCTACTGGATCAATTACTACATCTCCCTCATCAGTAAATATTTCTATCAACCTTTTCAATACGCTTACTGGTTTTTGTGTTGGATGAATGTTAGGAACGATATTCTTGTTATCACGCTTCCATTCAAAGTGATCAAATATCATTTTTTTGTTGTTATTAAATTTAGGAAGTTTTTCACGATACAAAACTAGCGCATATTCAGTCGCACCAACAATACGCATATTTGCCTTTAAGACTTGCGCGCTATAATTTTTATTGAATGTGATAGGAATATAATTTTTAAAACCGTGTTTCTTTGCATATTCAATCACCATTGGTTGTTGTTGATAACTACAAAAAACTATCATACAAGGTGCTTGTCCACGTTCTTTAGGCTCTTTCTTTAGCAACCTATTACAAAAGTGAAAATACTCTGCAATGTTAAAGTTGTAATCAGAATTAAAAAATGCTTTACCTGCTTTTTTGCTTTCACCATTCTTGTTATCGCCGTCTACATACCACATAGGATTACTAGCATATGCATTATTTCCTAGATTGTATGGAATATCAGCAATAACTAATTGTGCCTTTGGTATTCCATATCGCTTAAAATTCTGAAAATTATCATTAAATAGCTCTACTTTCACCAATTCACCCCTCTACATATTGTTCACATCGTTTTAAAATATCTTTTACTAAATCCAACGGAATATTTGACCTTGTGTTATATCGATTACCATTACTTTTTAAGTCTGCCCATTGTAAATTAGGCTTTATATTGTCATTTAATAACTTTAAATCGATATTACTACCAAATTTCGTTGGTTTCTTAACTGGATAATCATAATTGTTGTAATAGGTTAGGTTTTCATAAGGAACATCGAACCCTATCACATTTGCTATATATTCCCATATCCGCCCATAAGCTGGGTTTTCAATCACGAATACTTTAGGTTGATACCGCTCAATGATTTTCAATGTGTTGTAGATACACATTTCACCATTGATACGTGTTAGGAATGACTTGTCATATTTGAATTGGTAGTTTTCATAATCAATGTGATTTCTGATTGTGAATTTACTCCCTTGTTCATATTCACCAAATAGGTTGATTGTCATATCCTTTTCTTGTTTCCAACACGCATTACCACCTTTCATCGCACTTGCTACACTCCAGCTTTCACAAGGTGGACTAGCTAGAATAACATCTGGTCTTTCTAGCTTGTCCAACTGTTCCCATAGTGCGTTCGGTTTATGTAGCGTATTAATTGCAAGGTCTTGGTTGATACACGCATCACCAATGCCTATTGATATGATCGTGTGCTGCCCCCCCCCATATTCACGTTGTATTCATCTACCGCTTGACGATAGCAGCCATTACCATCATCAAATAACCCCCAAATGTTCATTTAATAAACTCTTCCTTAAAAAATACTAACCAAACCGTTTTACCTCTACGTTGGCCAAATATTGGCTCACTAGGAAGTAATCCTTTAACCATTGGTAACTTGATTTGTTCCTCATTCCACTTAAATATCATCGTTCCATTTGGTTTTAGTACTCGCCAACACTCAGATAGGCCTTGTTTAATATCCTCTTGCCATGTTTGTTCTAATCGCCCATATTTCAATGCTAGGAACGATTTATCACCAGCCTTTAATAAGTGCGGTGGGTCAAACACTACAAGGTGAAAACTTTCATCTTCAAAAGGCATCTTGCGAAAATCTGCAATCACATCAGGTTTTACAATCAACTTCCTACCATCGCATAGCGTTGTGTCTAATGTGCGGTTATCCATATAAACAGTTTCTTCATGTTCTCTATTGAACCAGAACATTTTAGAACCGCAGCACGCATCAAGAATTTTCATTCTTCATACCTTGTTTTCAAAAGGGTTTATGGTTTCAAACACCACAAAAGATGTATTGTTGTACCCATGGCGTTTTTCCCACTTACGAAATACCACGGTTAATTCTTCTTGCAATTCATCTATATGTTCTTGTTTTACGCTTAATAAATACTCTTCCGACCATTCTGCTATTTCATCGTCAAGATCATATTCCACAACATCTTCAATTACATGGTCTGCATCAACAGTCGGAATATAATAATATGGGTTTCCAACTCTAATCATCGGCACTTCTTCGGCTGGATACGTTTCGGCAAAATCTTTAACGGCATCTTCAATGCTTTTTTTAGGTTCACCTACAAAGCCTTTAAAACACCAACACCATTCATTCTCGTTTTTTACTAGCATTTTTACTCACTCCTTACCAAGATTGGCTATCGCTATATTCGTTAAAATATACCTCTGTATTCGTACGTTTCTTCCTCAAATCAACATTGACTATATACAGATAATCACCAGCCACAAAAACTACATCATATGTACCATTAAACTTTTTTCTTCTAGCAACCTCTTTATATCTAGTGTTTTTGCATAATTTTTTTATTGCATTAACCGCATATATACTTACAACACTCATGTTTTATACTTCCTTTTTCAGAATGGAACATTTTCATCGTTGCTTTTATCATCTGCAAAATTTTCAAAGTTACTTTCCGTTGCCGTATCATTCAATGCGGATACACCAACGAACTCGGCGATTACTTCCGTAACGTATTTCTTTTGGCCGTTGCTATCTTCATAAGAACGTGTTTGAATACGCCCCTCTACGAATAAGCGGTTTCCTTTTCGGTAATTTCCTACTGCTTCGCCTAGTTTTCCCCAAGCCACACAGTTGACGAAAGCAGTTTGTTCTTTCGTTTCATTTGTTGTGGAGTCAATATAGGTGTTAGTTGCTGCTACCGTAAAAGTGGCCACCGCTCGACCACTTTGGGTATAACGCACTTCTGGATCACGTGCTAAATTTCCTAAAATCTGTACTGTATTCATTCAATTCTCCTTAGTAGTAATACATTCCATTCAATGATGCCTCTGTATCATCAATGTACACATCATAATCTTCGTGAATGTGGCAATCGACTGTTGCCTCATTCCTCATGATTTCTAGCAAGTTTTCAATCTTTGTCCTTGCTTGTGCTTCATTCGTAGCCAGTACTGTAAAACTCACATTGAACGATACATTCACGCTGGTTTCAAACTCTTTTATTCTTTCTTTCATCTCATCCCCCTATAGCACTTTTTAACAATGCTTTCCCCTCATCAGATATTTCACTTTCCTCGATTATTTTTGCAACATCAACTGGTGTTTTCGCTACTTCTACCAAATTACCAGTCGAAGTCATTTCAATTTTCTTCTGACCAGCATTAAGTAATGCTCGTTCCTTTTCTGCTTTTTCCCTTGCCTTTAACAATAAGTGATTATCCTTAATTGAGTTAGACAATCTCAATCGTTCACGTTCCCTTATTTCTTGCGACTCATAGTTCCTCACGAACTGCGAACGGCAAGACATCTCATTGAAGTTATCTCCGTTTTGAGGGTCAAACGATTTCCATATTGCCTTAGCACATTGTTTCGTTAACCCATCTAGTTTATCTAACCCTTTATCGTAGCCATATGATCGTGCCACTTGATATACCCTTTCCCATGCATCTTGTGCGGTTGGAAGTTCCTCATGTGCATTTACATAAGTACTTAATGCGGAACACTCCTCTCTAATTTCTGCGATAGTTGGCAGAAATTTACATTTATCAATCAAATTGCTTATCGCTTGTTCAAGGGTAACAGGGTTCACATCAGATAACTTTGTTACATACAACATCATTCGTTGCTCTGGCATATCAGTAGACCACGCTATCTGTAACATCGATAGCGCTCTTAATGTCTGTTGTTGGTTGTTCAGCATCTACACCCCCTAACTTATTCATCAAGTTATTAACTACGTTGATTGCATCTTCCTTGCTATTCTTTTTAGAATTAGGTTTTCTGTATTCGCTACGCTCCCATGTTCTAACCGCTGCTTTCCAATCTTTCATGGAGTTCTTTCCTACTTTCCAACCATTACTTTCGTAGTAGTCAAAGAATTGTTCAGCGTTTACATCGTTGTTTCGTTCAATACAGTAGTCCTGTATTTCATCAATAGTAGGTTTAGTAAAAGTTTTACGTTTTGGTGAATGTGGTTTATCACATTCGCCCCCTATATTCTTATCTAACCTAACCTTACCTATACTAGACTTACCTAACCTTACCTTACCTACGGATACATCTTGTATACATTCTGTATCCATTATGGATACATTGCTTGCATTTAATTGATATTCCTTGTTTGCAGTAATTTCCAGTAACTTTCTTTCAGGTTGTAAACTTGGTTTGTAACGATCACTTTGAATGTAGTTATGTATCTTCCAATGTTTGATTACGATAACTCCACTACCAAAACCGATTACAAATTGTTTAGCTACAAGCAACTTCATATCATCTTCTTTAGCACCAACTATTCGCATGATAGATTTAGGTGCATTTACAAACCCATCATCATCAGCATCTAGCAACATATGAAAGTATAAGTTTTGTGTTGTAGCTGGCATATCAAGGAATTGGTCTGATTTAATAATGGACTTTGCCATCATCCGTCTTTCAGCCATAGACTATTCTTCTTCTACGTCTTGCAATTGTTCATTAAGTTTACTTAGGCTATAAACAAATGCATCAAATTTATTAGACTCTTGGCTTTTTTTTGATGTATTCACTTGATTAATTACATCCAATACATCATTTAGTTCTGTAATTTCTTTTTCGTTTACTTTGTATTCACCTTGTGTTTGTTCTAATTTCTCAATGCGTTTCTTAACATATAGTTCAACAACATCAATTCTTTTCATATTAATCTAACCTCTTTCCTAAAAATCAACGCAAATAACTGCGAGTTCATTTGTTTTATCTTGTCTGTTTTTTGCAATTAAAACTTCAATTTTTGAAAATACATTGTCGTAGTTATCAACAATAACAACTTCATCGTTTTCATTAATTCGTTTTAATTTATCGATTAAGTCTTTAACTAACATAAATTTCTATTCCTCTCTTCTAACTTACGTTGTGTTTCCTTTGCAAATACTCCGTGTGCTAAGTTCTCATGGCAATATCTACACAAACACGCTAGGTTGTTTAGTTCGCTTGTACCGCCTCTACCTCTAGGCAATATGTGGTGTACCTCAGTAGCAGGTGCGCCACATATTACACAACACGGATAGCCATCTATACTATCTCGTTCGATAGCTTGTGGTCTTGTGATTTTATAGAGTTTATCATCATTCCTTTTTCGCTTGTTCATTCCCCCACTCCTTAACCAACGATTGAATGTAATCGCTATCATCAAGTTTTATTCCCAGTTGGTTACACTCATCAACCAAGCAATCAATAAGCCTTTGCATCTCTGCAACTGTGTATGCTGATGATCCGTGGTAGCACATGATGTTGTGATAACCTTTGATGCTTTTACACTCGCCAGCATCTTCGGCTATCCAGCCAAGGCCGTGTGATTGCCATATTTGAATGTATCTTTCTATGGCATCTTCACGGACTGGAACATATGTGAAATGACTGCAATCTTTGATTGCTTTTCTATATACATCTTCCTTAGACATATACGAATGGTTACTCATGACTTCCGCTATCTTTTGACATAGAACCCAGCAATATGCATTAGCGTTCATACTACGTGATTTTGATTTCTTTTTGATTTCAATCACGTATTCTTTTTCTTTATCTAATTTCGCTAGATCATTGTCATGTGGTGCAGGTATTACTACCATTACACCTAGTGGACTGCGAAGTGTTTCAATATTACTTGTTGTCCACTTCATAACCTTTTACCCAGTCGTAAAGTTTAGACATTTGATCTCTTGTAATGTTATCAATCACACCAACACCAAACATTTGAGTTAATTGGTGTGATACTTGTTTTTCACTTAACCCATGTTCACTTGCCATTTTTAATACGATTGCATAAGCATTGTGAGGGTCAAATTCTTTTTCTTTCTTTTCCTTTTCTGCCGCTGCATTGATTTTGGTATCTTGTAAACCTCGATATACATCAGCGCCTACACCAATCATCTTTGCTGCAGTACCTAATGCATCGGTAACCGCCATCTTGAATGCCTCATCATTTCCGTGGTAACCATTTTTATCTTTGTAGATTAAGAAATCACCACCATAACCAGGAATTGGTTTACTCCATTCATCGCCATCTTTGATGTATAGATTTACTTTTACATAAAGCATCGTTTCGCCAGTAGCCTCTACTAATACTTGTTCCGTATCTACAATGTCAAAGTACCAACCAACACCACACATACCATAAACTTCGGTTAATATTTCCCATCTCCATTGTGGAGAAATATCATACTTGCCTTTAAGTTTCCCAAAGTCAATTATTTTTAACGCTGATTGCGGTACAGTTTTTACCGCATTATATCTACTATCCATCTATACCTCTTTGTACTTGTAACCACGCATTTCTAAGAAATCAGTTAAATCTTTTGCATCATCTTTTGTTAAGTCATAAACAGTTATTGTTAAACCAACTTTTGTTTCTGCTACTTCAACTATTTCAATTGGTTCATTTGTGATACTTGCTCGTGCAGCCTCTTCCATTTCGTTACGCTCTGCAAATTTTGCATTGATTAATTCTCTAGCTTGATCTAGTGGCATATCTTTTACTGCACCCCAACATTCATCAAATGTGATTGGTGTTGCTAGTTCATATTGTTGATTGCAAGTATCCACAATGAACTCAATCATTCCTTTTTTCTCTGCTAAAATTTGTTTGTAGTCATCGTCTGATTGTTGGCGCTTTGCAATTTCAATCATCATTCCCTCAATCGAGGTTTCAATGTCTTTCATTTTTGCAGTTTTATTTAACCAGCGTTTATCATGTTGAAGTTGATTTGCATATTCTTCACGCACTCCATATTTCTCAACCATCTTTTCGATAAACTTATTGATAGCTTCTGTTTTTGCTTGTGCCTCTTTTTCATCAAAGTATTTGATTTGTTCTGCAAGTGGTTTTTCCGCATCGTAAACAACTTTCAACACTTCGTTTACTTCTTCCTCAAATAACTCAATTGGTCTTTTGAGTTCACGTTTTTTCTCTTTACAGAATTTATCAAGCGTTGTTCTGTACTTAACGATTTCGTTTTTAGCACTTACCATGTCCTTATAGTTTTCTTCTGTTACTACAAGGCCTTTATACTTTTCTAACTGTGCCTCAAAGTAAGCTTTGATTTCGTCTTTGTTCCACTTGAATACTTGTTCGTTTTGACTAACAATAGGTGTTAAATTAATTTCCATTTGTTTTCTCCTTTTCAAATGTATTAAGCAAATCATTTATAAGAGCCAATTCTTTTTGCTTTTCACACATATCTTTTGTAGCTTCTAAAAATGCTATAAATTGCGTAATATCAAGATTTTTATAACCGAAGTTATAAGCAGCTGAAACCAAAAGAGCAGCAACTTCTATTGCGCTACCATTAAATTCATCTTTATTTAATATAAATTCCATATCATGACCACCATTATCTTTAGGTGTTAATATGATTTCGATTTTTTTTTGCATTTTTCTTCTCCGTGTTATAATTTCTATAGGTGTTATTTACCTACGCCCGTTTAGCTTGCCGGTTAGCGGGCGTTTTCATTTTCATATACATTGGCGGATACCCAAACCAGTCCACTAATAATGACTTGTAATAGAAACTGGAAAAACCCAATTCTATCAATTTCTAGGCTCCCCATGGATCCAATAATCCATATGAAAGCAGCCCATTTTAAAGCAGTAATCATAACTTCAAATCCTCTCCTACCATAACCAGTAAATCACTGGTTATTTTTCTTATGCTTGTTTTCAACTTTTCATTTTCTTTTAGTAGTTCATCACGCTCCTTTTCTAACTTCCTGTATTGTAGTGGACTATATTTATCTACAATGCCTACTAACGCATCGACTTCTTTTTTATTGAAGCGGACACCCGGAAGTCCTTTTACTTCACGTAGGATGCCACGTTCCCTAAGATTGTTGACGCTACTTTCACTGCATTGGAGCAATTCAGCGACATTTTTAGTTGTATAGACTATGGGTTCCATACTGGCATCCCTGATTCAACTTTTGCCATTCTATCTGCTTCACGACATTCTTTGATTTTGCCGTGGATAGATTTTCTGCATAACTTACTTGCATGTCGTTTAGCAAAGTATTCTCTAATAATTTTTCGCCAGTACTCGGCATACTTAGCGTTGCGACCTGCCCAACCGAATACAGTTGATGTGTTTCCATAGACCTTATTGGCTACTAACAGGTCTTTTTGATTTTGTACTAACATGGTTCATCTCCTTTGTATTACTTTTTAAATATTATTGATGTGATTTTAAATCACTATACTTTTTAAAAAAAATAGACTTAACCTCAAGGTTTGATAAATGTAAGATTTCTGTTAATTTTGCAATTTCAGATGCCGTAAATTCGGTTACCCCATTGATTTTATTGTATAGTGTGTATCTTGTAATATTAAGCTGATTTGCTATCCACGAGATACGAAATCCTT